CGGAGCGTGCAGTTCAAACTGCTCCGCGGTGCAGGGCTCGAACAACATTTTCTTCGGCCAAGGCGCAGCGCCGGCAAACCAGTTGACTGGCAGTTTGAACGTGAATCCGATGTTCAAACTGCCAGTCAACTGGTTTGCCGGCGCTGCGCCTTGGCCGAAGAAAATGTTGTTCGAGCCCTGCACCGCGGAGCAGTTTGAACTGCACGCTCCGGTGGTTCCGTTGATCACCATGTAGGGAATCGGCCCGAATCGGTTCGATCCATTCACGTTGAGAATGTTGTTGCGCATGCGGATACTCACGTGCCCATCATGGCCCGAAGCCCACATGAATGCCGCGCTCGACTGATCGTAGGGCACGTTGAAAAACGATCCGCAGTTGTACAGCGTGTTGTTGTAGAAATCGATCACGCTCACTCCCGGAACTTGTCCAGTTCCAGCGTGTCCTCCCGAGAGCCACACGCAACTCCAAGCGCCCGTAGCCTCGGCATTATTCGGTCCTTTCCCGGTGTTGTACACGACGTTGTTATAGACCGTCACCGCGCCTAGAGACGGGTCCGTCTGGCCCATAATGATTCCGTCACACTGCGTATCGTGAATCACGTTGTCATGCAGGCTGATCGCATACACGTTGTTTCCGACATTAATGTATTGCTGAAAGCCTCGACAGCCATAGACGTAGGCAATGGTGTTCCACCCAAAGTCAAAGTGGTCGTTTTGCTCTGAGAGGTAGAAGCCGTGATAGAGGGCCGTCTGCGATCCCGGTGAATTGTTGGTCCCTACGTTGTGGATGTTATTGCCGTAAATCTTATAGCCGGAACTGTAGGCGATGTCCATGCAACCGGCTTGTCCATTACCATTGGGACACGAAACGTCGTTGTTGATGTAACGGAAACTCAGTCCGCTCGTATTCACGGCCACTCCCCCGCCGCGAATCACAAAATTGGAAAACGTCCAGTAATCCCTTTGGGTGCTAACCCGAATGCCGGTGTCGCATCCTCCGTTTGCATTGGACAGCGGACTTCCGATTTGTGCCGTAGCTCCTGGATAAGCGGACATCGCCTTATTGTTCCCGGAGGTTCCACCAGCGGGCAAAAGAAAGCACGTACTCCATCCGCTCCCGTCATCGGTATTCGCCGAGACCCCATTCCGAACGTAAACAGTGTCACCTGCCGCCATTACTCCCGCAGCATGACCAATAGTTCGGAAGGGAGACGCGAAAGTTCCGCTATTCACGTCGTTTCCGGTGGTTGCGACGTAGTAGATATTGCCTGAGCGCACAGTGAATGCCACACCGTTAGAAGTTCCATCGGAAGTGGTCACTGTGAAATTACCCGTAGTGCAGGTAGTTCCGAGCTTCACGATGATATTCGTGTTGGCCCACGAAACCACGGTTAGACAGCCAGAGCCGTTTAGGGCTACAGTCGATCCTCCCTGCGTGGCTCCGAAGAAATTCCCATAGAGTTGAACATAAACCCCGCCTGTTCCACTGTAGGTTGTGTCGGAGTTTCCCGAGGCAGGACCGGAGTCCAAATCGGTATAGAACAGGCGTGGTGGAGTTGCTCCCCACGATAGCGCCGCGCACCCGAGAATAATCGCGGTTAGTTTCATTTGAATGTTTGGACGAACGCCATGATCTCGTGTCCACCCGTCATATCGTCAAAGGTTCCGGTTCCGGTTTGCGTCCCCGTCATTGCGACTATCTTGTACTGAATCGCACAGTTTGCATCATTGGGACTCTGATCGATTAACGTATATCCGGTTCCAGCGTGATAGGTTACCGTGATAGGCGTTGAGTTGCAAAAGGCGTTGATAATCAGTTCGGCTGCTTGCGTTGTCGATCCCGTAGTTCCCGAGGCGAAGGCAATTCCCGATCCCGTTCCCCCACCGAAACCGTTATCAAGAGAAGATTGCTGATCGGCTCCCGAACTGGCGACTCCGGTAAATGAAGCGCAGAATAAAATCCCCGCTCCGAATGTGAAGTTAATCGTGACTGTCGTGATCGGAGCGCTATTGTAAGTTACCCACGTGTCTTGAAACCAGTGAACCGCTAAGGCGTCAAGGTGACTGTACGTTTGGGAAGACGAATCCGTGATCGTGGACGGACTGACGGTATTTTGCGTGATACAAAAGACGGAGGCTCCTGAAGCTACGGCACAGCCCGCCATATTGGAACATCCGGGGCTATTGGTACTCATGCCGCCCGAGTCCGTCTTTAATCCCATCGTGCAGGTGAGAGACGTTGTAGAAGACCCTGTATCGGTCGAGCACACTTGATCTAGCGTGTATCCTCCGCCTCCACCACCACCCCCGCGAAACGTAGAAGATCCCGTTGGGGTAATTTGCCCTCGCAACAGCATCGATATGCACAACAGTAGAATCGGTAGTCTCATCGCACAACGCGGTAGTTCAATGTAATCGCACCAGGGGTTATGCTTCCTGCCGTGTTGTTCACGGCAGAGATGTTTATGGTGTCCGAGGAAGGCCATGAGTAAACGAATAGCCCCCCAGATGCGCTAGGAACGTATCCCGTTACTCCTAGTGGGCTTCCGTTAAAGCTCAGTTCAATCGTGTCTGTCGTCGCAAGTCCAGTGCAAGACTGCGTTACTGTCGTTGCCGCCGCACCCGAAGAGATCGCGCTAGTTCCCAAGGCGACCGATCCACTGCATAGCGTATATGTGAGGGTTGCGGTCGCAGCGGGAAGCGTCAAATCACCCGAGGCCGTTGCTGCTGCGTGCAGAGTGGTTACACCGCTAGACGATCCGGGAAATGTTGAATTTAGCGAAGTATCGACACACCCAGTTCCGTTAACCGTGCTCCCGTCCGCGCCTACTTCAAAGAACTGCGTCGTTTCGATATTTGCCGTAGATGTGACCGTGCAAGCTGGTGTTCCAGTCACTGAGCCTCCATAGGCCACGGTCCTTCCTCCCGTTCCGTCTTGGAGCCACGCAATCGAGAACTTCGCGCCAGGGCTTTTATTCGTAAAGGTGACCGCAGTGACATTCGCCGTAAGCGCCCCTGGCTCAAAACGAACCGGGGATTTCACCGAAACATCAGCAAGGCTAAATGTTGGAGTGGCACTGAAGGACGGATTAAGTGAAGTAGATCCGGTGAATACGCTACCCCCGCCTCCGCTAGAAGGAGTGGCCCACTTGATTCCACAGGTCTGAGCGGAATCAGCGGTTAGTACTTGGCCGTTTGTACCAACCGCTAGTTTTGTCAGGGTAGTAGAGGCACTCGGGCAGATAGTGTCACCCTTGGTGTAGCTCGCGAAGGATGTTCCGCCATTCACTACTCCGAGAATGCCCGTTACGCCGGTCGAAAGCGGCAAGCCAAGAGCGTTGGTTAGGGTGACGCTTGCTGGAGTGCCCAAAATCGGCGCTACTAACTGAACCGTGATTCCGTCCGAACTAAAACATCCCGTGATTCCCGCGAATGCCCCGGCATTGTTGTACTGGCACTGCGTATTGGACCCTCCGGGGGGAGTGGGTGTACTTCCTCCGGCCCCAATGACAGTCCAGGTATTTGTTGCTGTGCAGGTGTAGAGGTTTTGTCCCGCAGAGGCGTCTGTCTTGTCGTAGAACTGCCCAACTGAACACGTTGCTGGTAACGTAGTCCCCTTTTTGATCGGAGCCGTACTCGTGTGACTGGAGATATCAAAGGCATCCGCGATAGAGACGACCGGCGTGGTGGTTCCATTGACCACGGTGATCTCGCCCGATGTTCCGCTGACCGAGGTTACCGTTCCGCCGCCTCCGCCCCCTCCGCCATCTGACAGAAGAATGTCGCCGAACGTGAATGGGGTTGCGAGTCCTCCACCTGAGATCGTCACATCGTAGCGGCCATTCGCGGCGTAGAAGTACCACAGTCCGTAAAGGCTTGCCGTGAAAGGATTAGCTAAAGGGGTTGAGGTATTCGTGGAGAAGATCGTAGCCTTGGTCATCGTCCCGGTGAGATATACCGTTACGGAGCAGGCCGGATAGGATTGTTGGTACTTGCGGTTCTGAGGAACACCCCCTGGCTGAGAAGGCGCAATAACTGTCGAACCGCCGCGCTCGCAGAAGCCTTGGGCACGTTCCATCGCCCAACCCGGAATCACGAGAAACAAGCCCAAAAGTGCGATCCGCATATGAACGCATTATAGGGCAGGTTATGGTTAAATCATAGAGAGGATTGTAGTTTTAGTTAAAACTAGGTAGCTTCGTTTTCAACGTCGATTGTAAAATTCACGCGATTCAATCGTTCCACAGCGGAATCCATTCCCGCTCCGCCGTAGTTGTTGATTTGCACGGCAACGCCTTTATTGCCTTTACCTGTATAACCCGTCATTTCCAAGAGGAACCTGCGGGCTTCGGCGTCTCCGATCTTGTCAACTTCCCTTTCTCCCTTACACGCTGGACATTTGCGAATCCAGCGTTTCTCTTCAGGATCAAGAGATTGGAGCGGTTCAGCACCTTCGGTAAAGGCTTCGGCCCAAATAACACCGAGGCCATCACACCTGTCACAGTAGACTTTCTTTGTTCTAACGTCACTGGCTAGATCCTTCGCCAAATCCACCACTGCGCTCGTGGCAATCGCCATTGTGCGGGCTTTTTGTGCGTCTCTCCACCACTCCCCGAACTCCGGTAAACCGATGTTACAGGATTTTGCTAAAGCTGCTAGCGAGTAGGTTCGGAACGCCGGATCGGAGAGGCGATTACAGAATCCGATGAATCTTTCGTCATTGGTTGAGGCGAGCGCAAGTTGAACAGCCTCATTGCCTTTGGGGTTCAACTCTTCTAGGAATTTGTTGTAGGCTTCGTCTCTGATTCCGAAGTGGACGGAGGGAACAATTCCGCGCGGCCCCTTTTCTTTCATCAGTTCCTTTGGTTTTGGTCGAGGCACGCTTTTCATATATCATAATGCCATGCGAGTACTACAGTTGTCGTGCTGGATGATTGCCGTTATTGGTGTGGCTGTGGCTGCTTCCGAAGAACGTAAGCCTGTGATCTCTCCCGAAACGCAGCGGGATTACTTCAAAGCTCTGTGGGACATGCAGGCGAAACAACAAGCCGCTGACGCCGCTACCGGAGCCGTCCGAGAACTCCTCGACAAGATGCGTAAAGACTGCGGGGAGTATCAGTTAACCCAAGACGCCAAGAACAATCCAGTGTGCGGAGAAAAGATCCCGAAGGAGACTCCCGATGCTAAGAAGTAGTCTACTGATTGTCTTTCTCTGCTTCGTATTTGCGCCGCTTCAAGCACAGCCCATTCCCAAGACTACGATTCAGTTCGTAACCAGTGACCCTGCTGGTGCTTGTACGATTGGTTCGCCCATGCAGTACAACACGTCTAACGGAGCGTTCTGGGGATGCGACGGAGGAACGTGGACAGCAGTTGGCGGAGGCGGAGGGGGGACCTGTGGCTCTCTTGGCGGAGACGTAACCGGCACTTGCGCGGCTAATACTGTCGTTAAGGTTAACGGTGGATCTATTCCCACATCCAAATCACTGGTTGGTACAAACGGGTCAGGCCAGATTATTGATGCGAGTTCATTAAGGCAAATCTATATATTTGGTGGGGCCTTTCTAAATGGCGGTAGCGCGGTTGTAGCAGGTGGTTCGCCCTCCCTTCCGATAACAGCACCGGCAGCGTGTACGATCACGGCCTACGATATTTCAATCGGTGGTTCGGACTCAGGCACAGCTACTGTCAAGTTCCTGAAGATCGCGGCGGGAACGGCATCCCCTACACTTGGAAGCAACTCAATCAACACTAGCGGCGTGTCCCTCTCTTCAGGTACTCATATCCGATCCACAACCCTGAGCGATTTCACAACTACCTCCGTGGCGGCGGGCGACATCATCGCAGTGGCTCTGACCGCGTCAGCGACGAACGTCGGTGTAACCGCAAACCTGGAGTGCCAATGAAAGTAACGAGGACAATTCTTCTTTCTGCTTTTCTGCTTCCGTGCTGCTTTGCGACTCTCAACTCTTCCGTCGTCATGGAGGTTCGGACGACTGGAAGTAATTCTAACGGTGGCGGATTCGACCCCAGTGTAAGCGCCCCTGGCACAGATTACTCGCAACAAGACTCAGCGCAGTGCACGATGACCGATTTCACCCTAGGCGCTGGAAATAACTCGCAGGCAACGAGTGCCAGTTGCCCAGTGGGTGCCGATTGGCCGGGAAATTTGGTAACGATAACGACCGCAGTCAGCGGAAGCTGCACGGCCGGAACATACGAAATCAGTAGCAGGTCAGCCACGGTAGCTCAAGCCGATCGTGGTATGGGGACTAATGGCTCTGTGTGTAACGCCAAGATGGGCGGCGCAATGGCGGACCCGAAAGCCGCTTTGGCTATTAGCTGTAATTCGTCGATTGCTATGTGGCTCAAGGCTGGGACCTACACGATGACCTCGACCTCGCAACCCACGAACGGTTGCGGTTTCCACATTTCTGGCTATAACAGCACACGCGGAGATCGGGGGACCAAGCCCCTTATCACGACGGCAACGAACAGTACGACCCTTTTCCAGAACAACGGAAATAATCCGATCAGCTTCGATAATGTGGCATTTTCTAACACGGCGAGCACGCGCGCATCGCTCTTCACTTTCGGCAGCGGCGTGAATCAACTAAGCGTGTCAAATTGCACGTTTACGGGGTTTAACGGAACGATCCCCAGCACCATCGGAGCAAACTCCCTTATCAACGTGACGGCTTCGGCTTTCATCAGCGATGTCGGCACCGTTTTCACCATGGCGAGCAATCAGGGATTGTTCCTAACCAACAGCTATTTCTACGGCAGTGGTACAAGCGTCATCAGTGCAGACAACGCCAACAAATCTACGATTATCATCAAGAACAGCATTCTGGCTAATTCGACTGGCATCGCGGTCAACGTGGGTTGCTGCAATGGTGGTAGCGACATTTCTTTGACCGTAACGGGTTCTACGCTTGCCAACAACGGCAGTGATGCAATCAAGTTGCAGATGAACGCCAGCAGCCTGACCCTTTCTCTAGTCACTCTATCTGGCAACATTTTCTATGGCAACGGCGGGTACGGCCTGAACAATGCCGGATGCGTAAGCGGATGCAGCAACAGCGGCCTATATTCAAATCTTCCCGCCATCCTGGTGGATCACAACGGGTGGGGAAGCAATACATCCGGCAACTACACCGCGAACATACCGGCGGGAACTGGAGATGTGACGTTTGGGGCCACTCCCTTCACTAATTCCGCTGGCCAGGATTTCTCGCTCAATTCCATCGCGAACGGCGGAGCACTAGCTAAGGGGGCTGGTGTGCCCGGTCCTTTTCCTGCGGGGTCAACCACTGGCTTTAGCGACATGGGCGCGGTTCAGACTGGCGGCGCTATTTCAGTAACCGTGGGTTACCCATTAGGGAATTAATGAAACCTCTTCTCCTCCTCGCGTTCTCTCTTTCCGCATGAAAACTCTCTTCGCTCTGCTTCGGCGCTCCAACTCCATAGCCAAAGACTTGCATAAGCTAGTCATGCTCTACGAACTGGAACTAGCCTCGCGCAATCCCCCGATCATGTTACGCACAGAAACCCCAAGCGAGAAAGACACCGAAGTAACCTACATGGGGATCTCGGAACGTAAGCGCAGATTCACGGATTTCTTCGGAGCACCCAAAGACACGGAGAGCGAAGAGGATTTGGAGCAAGGTGTCTGATTGTACGCCTCAAGCATCATCGAACGGCGTCTCTATGCCGCGAAGAAAGCGGGCTTAGTATTTCAGCGCAGACCGCGCACAGATTGTATCGACATTGCCCGTGAACTGGAATTCCTGCGCTTCGACCGCAACGCAAAGCTACTCCCCGAAGGTCAACTAACCCGAGTACTGAAGCCCGCAGAGATCGCGCACATCGAATCAGAACGAATCATATGCAAGTGCGATTTCGAGTACTTCTTTTTGCGGTATTACAACCTCCGCATCGATCCTGGAGTCGGAACCACAGGGGATCAAGACTCACTGAAGATCGGCCCTCCGCCGTTTCTTTTGGAATCACAGCGCCGCTACATCAAGTTATTGGGAAAGAGAGAAGAAGAGTGTCATGAAGAACAACGAAAGCACAAGTTCACCCTCGGCATCCATGCCTATTTCCACAAAGTTAGACAGGTCGCAGCCACAGCCACAGCAAGAGCACTCTCGCTCCACCGGATGCTCTTTTACTCCGGCTCAAGTTGTTTTGCGGCGTCTCTCGATGAGCCGCGCGTCAGCGAACTTTTCACCCGCGATCATGTCGCCCTCGATTACCTCCCCTGGTGGATGAAACCAAGCGTCTACCCAGACGTAAAAGATACCGAGATCGGATTCAAACCACCTGTAGCAACGCGCTGCGTCTACCAAGCGGAGAACCAACAGCAAGGCCGTGGCGGCTTAGGTGTCGGCATGCAGTTAGACGTATCGCATCTCACCGAAGTCGCTTTGTGGCAGAATCCGTTCTTTATCGGCTTCTCGTTTCTCCCCGCTGTTCCAAAGTCCATCTCGACACTGCATATCCAGGAGTCAACGGCTAACGGAAAGGGCTACTGGCACGAAGTCACAGAAGCAGCACGTCACAAGAAACGCGGCTTTGAACATTGGGTCTATGCCTTTATTCCGTGGTACCTGAACAAGACGAAGCATCGCGACGTAGCACCCGATAGTTGGACTCCAGAACCGCACACGATTAAGCATGCGGAGCTAATCGAGCGCACGAGTCCTGAGTTCATGGACGGGATGACGTACTATCCGAATCGGGATCAGCTTCACTGGTGGGAAACCACACGAGCCTCACACGTCAGACGTGGCGAATTAGCGGGCTTTTTGACGAACTATCCAGCTACTCCTGAGCAGTCTTTCCAGAATCCACAACAGGGCGCATTACCACCTGAGTTGATTGAGAAGATGGAACAGCGAGTACGCTTTCCTGAGATTTGCTATGACGTTGAGATTGCTGGAGTTGGGGCGTGAAGGAAAGCTACTACGTCTCCGGTAACAGCCTCAAGCGATGCTTGGAATCCGATGAAGCGATCCGTGATGATCCGAGAGGCGTTTTACACGTCTGGGAAGAACCCAAATCCCACGCTCGCTATACGTTGAGTTGCGATCCCACAGTCGGGCATACGGGATGGTCCCGATTCGCACGAGTAGACGGCGATGACAAGACGGACAACTGCGCTATTGAGATATTCCAAGTGGACGCGCTCAAGATTCCGCTACTCAAAGACGGCAAGCCTGAGATTGACGAACGAACTAAGCAGCCCAAGATGCGGTATCAGGATCTCCAAGTTGCTGAGTTCTTCGCGCCCATTGACGCAGTAGAAGCAGGTAGAGTACTGAATCTATTGGGCAAAATCTACCAAGGGGATGCGGAAGATCAGTGCCTGTTGATCTTTGAGTCGCAACCAGGCCCCGGCATTCTGACGTGCCAAGAATTGCTACGTTTGGGTTACTCGAATCTCTGGTATTGGGAAACCATCGCGGGGGACATTGCGGAGCCAACGAGTCACATCGGCTGGCGATCATGGAGAGAGTCGCAAAAGCTCCTGTGGATGCGAGCGCGGAGACATTTGCTAGAGGATTCAGCATTCATCAATTCCCCGTGGCTGTTAGCGGAGTACTCGAATGCTGTGGTCGATATCAATACCCAACGAGCACAAGCGGCTTACGGACTCCATGATGATTTGATGCAAGCAGCATCGATGAACTTTTGGGCATCTCATGCGTGGCACTATGACCCCGACCGCCCAAAGGACGAGGTTACCGACAAGCCCATCGTTGAGGCTCAGACTTTTGCTCCGACCTTGGGAGACTCCAGACACTATCGGGAACAGTGGGCCGATGCAGTGGACGCTTGGGAGTGATACTGCATTTGTGGTAGATTCCAAGACATGAAAGCAGAGATCAAAGCTGCGCTTCAGCAGAAGATGCCTGTAGCGGTAGCAGCGGGCACTAAACCCGACATCATCACCTGCAAGGCCCAGATGGACGGGGAGTGGATGGAAGTTAAGTTAGAGATTCCGCCCGTCATGGCGAAACGTCTAGTTTCACGAGCACAACAGCGGGACTTGAGTGAGTTTCTGTTGAATGAAGTATTTCGCCGTTCAGTGGAATCCTATGTCTTTTGAGTTGTGCCCCGACTGCGGAGAACCACGGACATTCGGAGATTGGCCTCTGTGCGCCGACTCAACCAATAAGCACGGTCACCAGCGACCCCACGGTGGAACACTCTTAGCGGCTATCCATCCCTCAGAACGAACCGTGATCTATCGCAATCCCAAGACAGGAGAGCGAAGAGTACCCGCGAGAAACGATCAGCCCATGCCCGAAGCCTACGCACGCCAAGGCTACGTTCGTGAGGAACTGAGCACCCCTGCCGCGATACGTGCTCACGAGAAAGAAACCGGCGCGATCCATGAAGCCTCGCACTATCACAAGAACAGCGCGACCGCTGAGAGAGACTTAGCGTTACCTGATATAACCCCACCAAAAGATCCCGCAATTACGCGGCGATTGGTTGAGGCTTTGCGCTAGTATTTTAGTTAAACTCCAATCCTTTGTTTGTTTTACAATCTCCAACGGGTTATGATCGGCTTCAATGGCCGACGATTTCTTCGATCTCCCGCCCACTCGCGAGGATGCAGCCAAACCCGGCTCACGTGACTACGCCATCATCGAATGGGCTAATGATCGTCTTGAGCAAGGGAGACGCTTCGTTGAAGCCTCAGTTGGCTATGACCGAATCTCTTCGACCATCGACGCGATCTTTGCGAATGAATCAGATACGGGTGTTTCCTACGCTCCGGTAGCGCGTCCGCTCTCTAAAACCAGAGTCAATCTGGTAGCGAAAACCAACGAAGATTTAACCGCGCTTTTAACCGATACGCGAGTATTTTTCAACTACGCGACTCATAACCCACGGTACGAACCACAAGCCCGAATCTTAAACCAACAGGCCGAAGATTGGTACACGGGCCGGATGATCGACCTGCGTATCGCAGACGTGATCCGGTATTGCAACGTCGCAGGTACGGGATGGGCGCACCTCTACTACAACCGCCGCCTTAACGACATGATGGTCGATGCGAAAGACCCGCGCATGGTCTACCCCATCGAGCCGATCTCGTATCACACCATCCAAGATGCTCTAGGAGTTATCATCCGAGACGCCAGAACTCCCGGATGGGTACGAGCCGAGTACGGGAAGAATGTCAAAGCCGATATCGGAGATCCGGGAATCTTTGGTTGGCTAAGGCGAACCTTCGCGGGTGGAAGCCAGAAGGTATCGGGACCGCTTTCCCGTCGTGAACCGAACAAAGACGATGCGATTCCAGCGGTTCCTACGGTATTCGTTAACACGATGTACTTGAATGATGATCGGGTCAACGAAACCAATGAGACCATCTACATGGGGAAATGGAACGAGGACCGCACGAAAGAACTAACATCATGGTCCTACAAAGTCCCTCCCGGCTTCCCGCTCTATCCGTTCAAGCGCCTTACCGTGTGGACTACGGACACACTTCTTTATGACGGGCCGTCTCCCTACTGGCACGGGAAATTTCCGCTAATTAAGCTCACGGTCAATCCGGCATTCCCGAAATCGTGGCTAGGCAAAGCGAATCTGTGGGACGTGATCCCACTGAACAAGTCGATGAACGATTTGCTTCGAGTCATCGATGACCACGCCGCGCAAGTAGCACAGCCGAGCGTGATCGCGGATCGCAACGTATCGAAGTCGGAGTTAAACAAATTCAACAGCCGCGTTCCGGGTGCTGTGATCCGAACGAACATGGCAGCGGGCAAAGGGATTCAGGTAAATCCCCCACCGCCTCTAGATCAATCGCTCTGGCAGCATGTCCAGTGGATTGAGCAGATGATTCAGAAGCTCTCGGGAACTGCGGATATGTCGCAGATTTCCCAACTAGCTCAGATTCCCTCCGACGATACCATTGACACGCTCATGAAAGCGATGACGCCGGGGAATCGCTCTCGCTCAAGAATCATCGAAGGCTTCATGCTGGAGTTTGCCGAGATGTACATGTACGACTGTGCGGAGTTCGATACTCTGCCCAAGCGTATTGCGAAGTTCGGACCCGGAGCAGTGACGCCCGAGGATATGGACTTCGATCCAAAGACGTTCATTCCCGATGACGTTCCCGATGGTCAACCGGGAGACATCGGCTCAATGGAGAATGCGCTAGGAACCGATGAACCCAGACCGCGTTACGTTCGTGCTCGCGAGATGCTGAAGTCAGTAACGTACAAGTTCAAGAAAGGCTCACTGCTCAACAGCGCCGCGACCCAAGAGCGCATGGAAGATTTACTCCTGTCGAAGATGGGCTACATTTCGTGGTTCACGCTAATGGAGAATCTTGGCCGGATGAATCTCGTTCCATCACAGGTGATCGTGCCTAATTCGGAACTAGAGAGATTGCAGCTTCAACAGCAATTGGGCTTGGGCATGGTGGCTGACGCGCAAGGCAGGAAGGCGACTAATGAGGCCCCACCTTCGATGGGGCAAAGCGGCAACGGACCTACGATTCAGACGAGTTAGCCGCGACCTTCATATCGAGGATCTGATTTGGAATAACCGCCACGCCCACAGCCATTCACACCAATCAATTCTTCAGGCAAACCAGTCCCGTAAAGTTCGTTGTGCTTGAGTTCCCAAGCGATCTGACAACGTTGCGCAAACTGTTCCATGTCTAGTTTCGGCCACGCCTTGCGCTTAGGAGACAGCGGCCCCGCTGACATATCGATAGCGTTCGGCTCCGGTAGTGGCTTAGTAGCTTTCGCCGCCTGAAATGGCGATGACAGAATCGGAATCGCCGCATACATTCCGAACGCCGCTTGCGCCAGCATCTTGCCGAAGAATCGTCTCGTCATTTGCTCCTCAGTTTAACGCTTTTCCTGTCGGATACCCATTTAGCCGAATCTTGTTCACTAACATCGGCGGCAAACAGCAGTGACTTCCACCATTCTCTACTTCCTGCTTTTGTGGCCCACGCATACGCAAAGCACAGGCCCTTGTAGTGGTACCCATAGCCGATATTGCAGGGCGAGATAGTTACGCGAAGCGGAACCAATTTCCTCATCACCGATGGAGGAATGATAACAGCATTTTAGTTAACTTGCCACTACACTTTTACTAAAAGGTAAGTCCCTTTGTTTTCACAGACTTGACAGGATTGTCTTTGTGCCCTATTCTTTCGTTCAATGGCCGACAAAGATCCACTCTGGATTGAACACGCGCACCTGAACAAGGGCGCGTTAGGCCGTCAAGCGAAAAAGGCTGGACAATCCACTATGGCTTTCGCGAAAAAGCACGAGAGTTCTCCCGGCAAATTAGGGAAACGCTCTCGGCTTGCGGAAACCCTGTCGAAGCTCAGAGGCAAAGGAGTCGCATCGTGAAAAAGATGAAGTCAATGGGCATGGGTAAGTCGAGCAAAGGTCAGCCCGGTTTTGGTCGCAAGATGAAAGGCTTCTCCGGCTCCGTAGGCAAATCTCACAAGTCGTTTGGCAAGGAAATGTCCCCTGCCGGAAAGATGGGCAAGTAATTGGCAACAGCGCCCACTCCGAATCCGGTAGCTTCGGCGGCTCCCCTGCCTCCGCTCCCCGATCTTTCTCCAGCGCCAGCAGCCAAAGGCGGAGGGGACATGCCGTCCCCTCTAGCCTCTCTCGTTTCGGGATTGGCTCCGGTGAAAAATGCGGTCGATCAAATTACCTCGGCTGCAAAACAACTTTCTCAGTTAGGGATTCCTGCGGATCTCTGCGGACAACTCATAGCGCTCGCAACCTCAGCGTTGCCGATAGCCGCGCAAGGCGCTCTTGGTCCTGG